GTTCGGATTCGCCGAAAACACGATCTCCAAGTAAGCCGAGCCACTTACGCCAGGGTAGACGTAGAAGTTGCGAGGGTTCTGCTCATCGTAGATGTAGTGCTTCACAATGTTGGTGTGCGCTGCGTCGCCGCTGACTGAAGGGTCGTGCCAGTCTGGAGTCTGCGCATCGAGGATCTCTCGAGACACCAAGCGCACCGAACGCTTGCCCGTGCCGTTTGACGCTGCTGACATGTTGCGAACAGCCCGGAGCAGGCGATTGCCTGTGCTTGGGATGCTCTGCTTAGTGCCACTAGCGAGCGTGACGGTTTCGTTCTTTGCCGAAGCATCTGGCTTCAGCAATGCGATTTCGCGTTGCGCATCGTTTACCCACAGCACCAGTTCATCTGTTACCGGCCAACGGATACCCGTGGTGTCTTGAAGAGTGGTCTGGACACGATCGATAACGCTTTGGACTGAGACTGTCATGTAAACCCCTTATGAGTTAAGCGCTGTTTCCCAAGCTGCTAGGCGCTCATCCGCAGGGACGGTACGACCTACCAACTTGTTAACGACGGCAGCTTTTGGCGTGCCATCGACCTTAAAGTTGTCTGGGTCACCTTCGACAATCAGCTCTTGCAGAGCGGCGACTACGTCGTCCTTCTCTTCAGTCACTTCTTCAACAGGTGGCTCAGGTTCTGGTTCGCTATCGGTCTGCTTTGCGCCCATTTGCAGCGCGTGTAGGCCAATAGCCTCGGATACTTCGCGTTCTACCCCCGCTTGGAACAGCACAACTGCCCCCGAGGTCAGAGCGATTCGGATGTCCTTATCACTAACTACCTTCATATCAACTCCCTAAAGAAGGGAGCCCCTCCGAAGAGGGACTCATAGGTCTTACTGAGCAGTGTCTAAGCAGATAACACCGAAGTCTTGGACGTTGCCGCTGACATCGCTGTTGTACTTAGGCTTGCGGAGACCGAAGATCTTGCCGATTGAGATACCAGCTTGGTTCTCGTAATCGAAAGTGTCTTCAACGATCTCTGGGAGACCGATATCAGCCATTGCAAGCGACTGAGCACCGCAGAAGAGGGCACGTGCGCCGCTCACGTCTGCGTCTGCACCCCACTTGTAACCGGCGTCGCCAGCGTTTGAAGAAGTACCAGTGGTAGCGCCTTCAGTGCTGAATACGTGACGGAACTCGTGGATCATTACGCCGTCGACCATGAGGCTTGAAGAACCTGCAAACAGGCTGTTCGAAGTACCACGTACGCCAGCGTTACGGACGTTAGCCAGGAAGTCTGAATCGAGCTTCAAGCTGGCCATCTGCTGAGGAGTGACGAACATGTGAAACACTTCGTCGTTACCTGCACCACGGATACCACGGATGTAGTTGTCCTTAGCGAAAGCCTTCAGATCAACGATGTGGCGGTAACCCATCTTGTCGGTAGCAGCTACTGCAGTTGTATCACCAGATACGAGGTTAGAACCTGAGATACGGAGGTGACGATCAGCAGTAGGAGCAGAAACGTCAGATGCGTACTCAAGGTCAACCAACTCGTGGCCAGTTGAGCCAGACGTAGGACGGAGACCGCCGTTAGTCTTGTGAGTGTATGCAACACCAGAGAGGGTCAAGAACGCGAGCTGGTCCATACGGTCAGCCATTGCATAAGCAAGAGCGTCGCGAGATTGCTCACGGAAGTTGACTACTGACTTCTGGTCAGCCAATCGGCCAGCGATTCGGTTTGCGAATCGGAGCTGATCAAGCTCGATGGTGATATCGTAGGCACGAAGCGCTTCTTCGTTACCTTCCAGAGTGTTATCCCCGGTGATACCGTCGCCAGTCATGTCAGCAAGCAACGTGATTACTGCTCGTGTACCTTTCTCTGACTTGGTGAGTTCAGTTACGCGCTGTACAAGCGCATTTTGACCAGATCCTGCGAACTGGTTGATGAAAGACATGTTGCGGGACACACGCCAAAAGTCGCGACTCCAAGCCGTTAATTGTTCGGAAGTCAGCGACGCAAAGTTAGTAAGAGCCATGATGGTTCTCCTTAGTTAAGCGAACAAGTTGTATGGGCCTAAGCCCGTTCATAGCCGACTTATGGAGCGGCTAATCCGTTTCCTCGTGTCGTGAGGCGACGAACTAGCGCTTTATTAACGAGGTGCGACCTCGGCTCGTTTAACGCCTTAGCAGGCGAAGTACGTTTTTAGCGTGACCGACACGGTCAGATATCGTTCTGACGGACGAAGGTACACATAATATTAGCTGTGCTAATCTTTTGAATCAAGCGAATCTTCTAGTCGTAATGTACAGACGTAACGCGTTACCTCTTGCTCAGCACAGATAAGTTGTCCGTAGAGAGGTATGCACTTTTCTACAATGTCCGTGTAATACACCCAGTCGATACAGTCGCCTTTCTCTTCCACGGCTGTACAACCGACTAATAACAAGAAGAGAGGTAGGGCTCTCATTTCGCGGCTACCCCCTTCTCTAATGCAGCAAGCCGCAACTTCAGCTCGTGCATTTCCCCCAGAAGGTCTTCGTTTTTGGCAATCTCCTTCTCTAGCAACCGACCGTTGTAGTCGATCAGCATGTCCTGGCGTGCGTCGTCCGGCAGGGCACCCATCTCGCCACGAGGCCACTTGATTCGGAACTCAGAGTTCTGCTCGATGTCCATCTGACTCTTATCGAGGCTGTGCTCCAAGGCGTTCAAGCGCTCTTGGATTGAGAAATAGGCCATCGTGGCTACGGCTGTAAAACCAATCATCCCGATTAGGTTTCTCAGCGGGATGGTTACCGCCGTATTTTCTGAGATTTCTGCCATTTGGCTCACCTATATTTTGCTGTCTTCTTTGCGATCCTCTTTGGTTGCTTTGAGAACTGCTTACCGGCTTTGGTGTCAGCTCTCTTTTTCCTGGATGTTGCTGCGTACTCTTTCTTGCTCAGGGACTCGCGAGCTTTCTTCGGTAGGTACCGCTCCCCGGTAGCCTTGCTGCCCTGTGTGCTGTTCTTCCCGCTCTTGGTGCCCCACTTTTCCTTGGTCCACTTCGAGAGAGACTTTTGTGCCTTAGTCTTAGGCCCACTGTAGCCTCCACCTGACTTCTTGTAGCGTTGCGTAGCAAGCTGTGCCTTCCTGGCACTCCACTGGCCTGGTTTACCGCCTTTTGATCCTGCCTTGACACTTGCGACGATGCGTTTCCACTTAGCCTCGTCTGTACGTGCCATTAGTAACCTCGCTTCTTCCGCTTCGCTGGGATTTTCTTCAGCTTGGCATTGATGCCGGGCTTCTTCTTAGCGGGCTTTTTGCCGCGCTTGGCGCTGCATGGTTTTCCGTCGTGCATGTCAGTACCCCTTCTTAGCTTTGCGGCGAGCCGCAGTGATGATGTCGCGTCGGGTTACCTTGTTTTTAGGCGCTGCCATAACAGCCAACTTTTTGTTCTTTGTTGACTTAGCAGCAGCCTTTTTCGCGGCAGCTTTACCCTTAGCGGTGTATGGGAACTTCTTCTTACCTACAGTTGGCATAACTAACTCCCTTTCTTCCACTTCTTGGAAGGTGACTTGGTTTTGGATGGGCTCCATTTGACGCGATCAGCCCAGTAAGCCGCGCTCATCTTGCCCTTGGAGATGTTTTTCGCATGGCGGGACTTGAATGCCTTGCGTTGACCCACGGTCTGGTTGGTTTTGACACCTTGTTGACCAAAACGAATGGTTTTGACCTGATCACCCTGCTTAGCCACCACGATGTGCGACTTTTTGGGGTGGCCTGGCGTCCGCTTGGGTTTGTTGTAACCCGAGACACCTGCTCGGGCTAAACGTGGGTCTTTTTTGGCTGGCATTACAGGATATCTCCGCGTAATCGTTTCAGCGTTGCATCCGGCAGTGCGTTGAACTCATCTTCCGTCCTGGAACTGAGGTCCTGTTTGCGCTCACCATGCGCAGATGAGCTCTCTCCAGGCATTGCGGGCGGTTGAGACTCCGCTGCCTTGAGCTTTTTGCTCACTTCGGCACGTTTTTTAGCCACTTCGTCCTCCGCACGCGGTGCAGAAGGCGCTAGACCGGCTGGTTCGGACGCTGGTTCGTTCATATCCACGTATCCGTTGCCCATAAGCACGTATTTCACGGCTTTGTGGAGCGCAGTTACGGGGTTTTCGTCCTTAGCCATGAGGCCTTGGTGCAGTGCGTTGACCTCATCAGTCAGTTTTTCGTTGAACTGGCTCGATGACTTGTCAAAAATCGGGAACTCCGACTCCAATTCCGCCGCCGCACGCTGCAAAGCCGACGCTTGTTGGCTCTGGTTGACGCTGTGACTGATTTTTTGAGTCAGATCGTGCTCAATCTGCTTGCGCTGAGCCGCGTTGATCTCGACTCGGAGGGCTGCTGCCTTGTCCGACTCACCATCTAGCACCAAATTTTGGTACTCGACCTCTTTTGCAACGAAGTCGAAGTCGCTCTCGAAGGTCTCGGGCTCCTTCATTTGAGCTCGGAGGGCATCTAGCTCCCTCTTGTACTCCTTCAAAGTCGCGTTCTGCTGA